ATGTAATACAACAGAATAGAACATTAATAAAAAATGGTAGGAAATTCCCTGCTAATGAACATATAGGAGCTTTTGGATGTGACAGTTATGATATATCAGGTACGGTGGACGGAAGAGGTTCTAAAGGATCCCTTCATGGTTTAACTAAGTTTAGTATGGAAGATGCTCCACCTAATTTATTCTTTTTAGAATATATATCAAGACCACCCACTGCTGAGATATTTTTTGAAGATGTGCTTATGGCTTGTGTGTTCTACGGAATGCCAATACTTGCTGAAAATAATAAACCTAGATTATTATATCATTTAAAAAGAAGAGGTTATAGAGGTTACTCTATGAATCGACCAGATAAAACAATGTATAAATTATCTGTAACAGAAAAAGAAATAGGTGGTATACCTAATTCAAGTGAAGATATTAAACAAGCACATGCTGCCGCTATTGAAGCTTACATTGAAATGTTTGTTGGATATAACAACGAGCAGTATGGAACAATGTATTTTCAAAGAACGTTAGAAGACTGGGCTGCTTTTAATATAAATGATAGAACTAAACATGATGCGTCGATTAGTTCAGGCTTAGCTATAATGGCTTGTAATAAAAACAAATACAGACCAATACCAATGAACGTAGTAAAAAGCTATGATCTAGGTTTTAAAAGATATAATAATAAAGGAACAATATCAAAAATAATTGAATAAATGAAAATGTATACTAACTCAAATAGCGCCTTTCCAAGTCAGGTAGTACCGGATGCAGAAAAAGCTTCGTGGGAATACGGTTCGCAGGTAGCACAGGCTATTGAGACAGAATGGTTTAATCAAGGAAGAACTAACGGTAATAGATATCTTACTAGTTTTAATAATTTTCATCATTTAAGATTATACGCTAGAGGAGAGCAACCTGTTCAAAAATACAAAGACGAGTTATCTATCAATGGTGACTTAAGCTACTTAAACCTAGATTGGAAGCCAGTGCCTATTTTATCCAAATTTGTAGATATAGTTGTTAATGGCATATCTAGTAAAGAATATGATATTAAAGCTTACTCTCAAGACCCAGAGTCTGTAAAGAAAAGAACCATGTATGCAACTTCTGTTGCTGAAGATATGTTTGCTAGGGAACAAATGCAAGCAGCTCAACAAAGTTTAGGTATAGACTTACAGAGAACTTCACTACCTCCAGATGAAATACCTAGAACTCAAGAAGAACTAGAGTTGCATTTACAGTTAAGTTATAAACAATCAATAGAGATTGCAGAAGAAGAAGCTATAACAACTACATTAGCTAAGAATAAGTGGGAGTTAACAAAACGTAGATTAAACGAAGATTTAGTAGTTTGTGGTATTTCTTGTGCTAAAACAAGTTTTAATACAGCGAATGGTATAACTTTAGATTATGTTGATCCAGCTTACTTAATTTATTCATACACTGAAGATCCTAATTTTCAAGATATATATTATGTAGGTGAAGTAAAATCAATAACTATACCTGAACTAAAAAAACAATTTCCAGATATTTCAGAAGAAGAATTGCAAAGAATTCAAGAAATGCCTGGCAACAAACAATATATAACTGGCTGGGGTAATTACGATAACAATACTGTTCAGGTTATGTATTTTGAATACAAAACTTATATGAACCAAGTTTTTAAGTTAAAGATAACTGAAAACGGTTTAGAAAAAATAATAGAAAAAACAGACGAATTTAATCCTCCACCTAATGACGGATTTGAAAGAGTAAGTAGGTCAATAGAAGTTTTATACACTGGCGCTAAGGTGTTAGGAACGAATACTATGCTTAAGTGGCAATTAGCAGAGAACATGACTAGACCATCGGCAGACACTACTAAGGTAGAGATGAACTACGCTATTGTTGCGCCTAGAATGTACAAGGGCAAAATAGAGTCTATTGTAAGTAGATGCACAGGTTTTGCAGACATGATACAGTTAACACATTTAAAAATGCAACAGGTATTATCTAGAATGGTTCCAGATGGAGTATTCTTAGATATGGACGGATTAGCTGAGGTTGATCTAGGTAATGGTACAAACTATAATCCAGCAGAAGCATTAAACATGTATTTCCAAACAGGTTCTATAGTTGGTAGATCACTTACACAGGATGGAGATCCTAATAGAGGTAGAATTCCAATACAAGAATTACAATCATCAGCTAGTGGTCAAAAATTAGCTGCTCTAATTCAAACGTATCAATACTACCTACAAATGATACGTGATGTAACAGGGCTTAATGAAGCTAGAGACGGCAGCTTGCCAGACAAAGACGCTTTAGTTGGTCTTGCAAAAATGGCTGCTAATCAATCAAATATAGCTACTAAACATATAAATCAAGGTAGTTTATATATTGCTTTGAGAATATGTGAAAACATTTCTTTAAAAATAGCAGACGTATTAAGATTTCCTTTAACAGCAAATGCTTTAATAGAAGGTATATCGGTATACAATGTAGAAACTCTTAGAGAGATATCAAATTTAAACTTACATGATTTTGGCATATTCCTAGAATTAGAACCTGATGATGAAGAGAAAGCAGCGTTAGAGCAAAACATACAAATAGCTTTGCAGTCGGGTGGTATAGATTTAGAAGACGCTATAGATATACGTCAAATAAAAAATCTTAAACTAGCTAATCAATTATTAAAGCAAAGACGTAAGAAAAAAATAGAAAGAGAACAAAACCAACAGCAAGCTATGATAGCTGCTCAAGGAGAAGCTCAATCAAGAACAGCAGAGCAAACAGCGCTAGTAGAAACACAAAAGCAACAAGCTTTAACTTCTCAAAAAGTTAGCATAGAACAAGCTAAGTCTCAATTTGAAATGCAAAGAATGCAAACAGAGATGCAAATAAAAGCTCAATTAATGCAGCAAGAATTTGGATATCAAATGCAGCTAGCACAAGTAAAGACTGGAGCAGAAGGTTCTAAAGAAAGTGAAATAGAAAATCGCAAAGACAAGAGGTTAAAGATGCAAGGTACTCAACAGAGTAAATTAATTCAACAACGTCAAAACGATTCTAACCCTGTAGATTTTGAAACCTCAGGAGGAAGTGAACTTGGATTCAACATAGAAGAGTTGATGCCTAAGATTTAATTAATTATATAATATTTTATCATGTCAGAAGAAACAAAAACAAATGAACCTGTTAAGCAGGAAGGTGAGTTTAAAATTAAAAAGAAAACTCCTAAAAAACTTGGACACTTAAGTGGAAACGATCCAGTTAAAGTAGACTTAACAAAACCAGAGGCTACTGGAGATATCACCCCAGACCTTATAAAGGTTAAAGTCCCTAGTGAATTAATCAAAAAAGAAGAAGACAACAATGCCATTCGTATCGGAGAAACAGGAGAAATTCCTGAAAATAAACAAACCGGAGATTTGGTTGAAGTGGACAAACAAATACAAGAGCCCAGCGCGATTGTTGAAGAAGTCTCTCCCATCCAAGAAATAACCGATGAAGAAGTCAAAGAGGTTAAGCAAGAAATAAAAGAAGCTATTAGAGATAAAGAGGTTCTAGGAAAAGCTTTACCTGAAAATGTAGAAAAACTTGTTACTTTCATGGAAGAAACAGGCGGATCATTACAAGACTACGTAGCATTAAACAAAGACTACTCTAAGCTAAATAGCTCAGAAGTATTAAAAGAATATTATCTTAAATCTAAACCACACTTAGAACTAGACGAAATAGCTTTCCTTATGGAAGACAATTTTAAGTTTGATGAAGATGTAGATGAAGACCGTGAAATCCGTAAAAAGAAACTAGCGTTTAAAGAAGAAGTTGCAAAAGCAAAACAATACTTAGAAGGTTCTAAGAGTAAATACTACGATGAGATCAAGTTGAGACCAGGCGTAACTCAAGAACAACAACAAGCATTAAGCTTTTACGACCAATACAAGGCGCAGCAAGAAAAAGCGCAACAACAACACGGTGATTTTAGAGATCGTACTAAAAAACTATTCAACCAAGATTTCAAAGGTTTTGATTTTAATGTTGGAGAAAAAAAATTTAGATATGGTGTTAAAAATCCAGATAAAGTTGCTGAAACCCAGGTGGATGTTCAAAATTTCGTCAGTAAATATTTAGATAAAGACGGGAATATGGTTGATCCAGCAGGGTATCATAAAGCTATGTACGCTGCGATGAACTCTGATAAAATAGCTCATCATTTTTATGAACAAGGAAGAGCTGATGGCATTAAAAATGTTATCACTAATTCCAAAAACCCTACATCAGACAAGCCTAGGCAAGCTGCCGGTGAAGTTTTTATAGGGGGAATGAAAGTAAAATCGATTAGCGGGTTAGATTCATCAAAACTTAAAATACGAACAAAAAAATTTAACTAATTAAAAATTAAAAATTATGGCTTTAAATCCACAGTTTGGGACAATTTTACCTTCTCAAACTCAACAAATTTTACAGCAAAACTATCTTCAATTTGATGGTGCAGCTGGCGGTAACTTTGCTCAGCAATACTTACCAGAGCTTTACGAAGCTGAAGTAGAAAGATACGGTAACAGAACGTTATCAGGTTTCTTAAGAATGGT